CATACCAAACTTTGATAAAATGACCAGCTCTATGAAGGCTGCATTTGTGGACCTCACATTCAACATGGGACCAGCTTGGATCAACAAATGGCCCAACTTACAAAAGCAATTGAAGGCCATGGACATTGCTGGAGCCATTGATAACTTGACCAACAGCAAGTGGGCTGGCCAAGTAGGTAACAGGGCTAAAGACATTGTTGGCATGCTCAGGTCAGGAATTCAAGCCAAAGACGGCGGGGTGTTTGACGGACCCAAGTCTGGCTATGCAGCCACCCTGCACGGCAACGAAGCAGTGATCCCACTCAAAGATGGTGCGGTGCCTGTGAGCATGAGTCAAGAGTTCAACATGACTGCTGCCAATTTAGGAGAATTAGTCAGCCAAATGCGAAGCAATATGGCGGTGCAAGACCGCATGATCACAGTGCTGGAAGAGATACGTCGAGCACAAACCACCACAGCCGACAACACAGGTCGAATGGTCGCCTATGCCAGCAACTAACAATAAATAATAAACTATGGCAGAACCCAAACAACCCGGCTGGAAAAAGTATTTCAAGGTAGCAGACACTTCAGGTGTGATGAGCCCAATCTCAGGCAGAAACCAATTTGGCCTGCCTGGCTATGCCAAAAACGACGGCAACGATGGCGGCATGCCTGCAGACTTTATCTTCCGCAACTATGCGTCAAGACTGCCAGAAGTCTATTCAGGACACCCCAATCGTATTGAACGTTACAATCAATACGAAAACATGGACATGGACTCAGAAATCAACGCATGCTTGGACATCATTGCTGAGTTCTCCACACAGATGAACGAGCAAAACGGCACACCGTTTGAAGTTGATTATCGTGACAAGCCCACCGACAACGAAGTGAGCATTATTAAAAAACAACTGCAACAGTGGGTCAAGCTGAACAAGCTGGATCAGCGCATATTCAAACTGTTCCGCAACACCATCAAGTACGGCGATCAAGTGTTTGTGCGTGATCCAGAAACATTTGAAATGATGTGGGTGGACATGAGCAAAGTGGCCCGTGTTATTGTGAACGAAAGCGAAGGCAAGAGACCTGAGCAGTATGTGATCCGTGACATCAACCCCAACTTTCAGAACATGACTGTAGCCGCAAAGACTACTACAGATTACATGACCAACCCTGTGACAGGCACAATTTCGGGCAATGCCAACTATACCATGCCCAATGGTGGCACCGGAGGCGGCGTGGGCAATAGTCGTTTCATGACTGCCATGAACGAAGTTTGCTTGGATGCCAAGCACGTGGTCCACATGAGTTTGAACGAAGGCCTGGATGTTTTTTGGCCTTTTGGACGCAGTATCTTGGAACAGATTTACAAAGTATTCAAGCAGAAAGAACTGCTGGAAGATGCTGTGTTGATCTATCGTGTGAGCCGTGCTCCTGAGCGCAGAATCTTCAAAATTGACGTGGGCAACATGCCCAGTCACTTGGCCATGGCGTTTGTGGAACGTGTAAAAAACGAAATGCATCAGCGCAGAATTCCCACACAAACCGGTGGCGGCAACAGCATGATGGATGCCAGCTACAACCCACTCAGCATCAACGAAGACTACTTCTTCCCCCAGGGTCAAGATGGACGTGGATCCAGTGTAGAAACACTGGCTGGCGGGCAAAATCTAGGCGAAATCGACGACTTGAAATACTTCAACAACAAAATGGCTCGTGGCCTGCGTGTGCCCAGTAGCTATTTGCCCACTGGTCCAGACGACTCAGACCGTGCCATGAGTGACGGCAAAGTGGGCACAGCACTGATTCAAGAGTATAGGTTCAACCAGTATTGCGAACGACTACAAGCACTGATTGTGCAAAAACTAGACGACGAATTCAAGATGTTTATGAAATGGCGCGGGTTTAACATAGACTCGAGCCTGTTTAATTTGAAGTTTAACGCACCTCAAAACTTTGCCAGCTATCGTCAAAGCGAGTTGGATACCACACGTATTAGTGCGTTTACTCAGCTAGAACCCTTGCCTTACATGAGCAAACGTTTCTTGTTGCAACGTTTCTTGGGATTGACCGAAGAAGAAATCCAAGAAAACGAAGACATGTGGCGCGAAGAACGTGACGAACCAGAACTAGAAACCAATGCAGGACAAGACATGCGTAGTATTGGTATTACACCAGGTGCATTAGAAGCAGACGTCCAGACTGGCGAAGAAGTTGCAGGCATGGAACCAGTTGGGGCCGGGGCACCTCCTACCACCCCTGGTGCAGCACCGGGTGGTCCTGGCGGAGCAATGCCTGCGGGTGGCGTGGGCACCCCCGCAGTATAAATAACAACATGTTACTAAACGAATTCTTTCACAAAGATCCTGAAGCCTATCAAGATTTGTCGCAAGACAACAGTCAGCCGCAAGAAAGTGATCTTCGTAAAAGTCGTCTCACACTACGTCAACTCAACAAGCTGAGAAAAATGAATGATGTGAGAATGTATGAGTTCAAGGAAAAACTCAAACTGGTGCGTAAACAATATGCACCACCTCCTGCCCCGCCAGTGTAATAAACTTTACATTTATTGGCCATTTTACCCCCTTAAACCACGTCTTTTTCTCCTCGTGCGTAAATAACAGCACACTTTACCTATAGGAGTTTCCCATATGAACCGTTTTGAACAATTGATTGAATATGTAATCAATGACGAAGAGGCGAAAGCCCGCGAACTTTTCCACGACATTGTTGTGGAAAAAAGCCGTCAAATCTATGAAAATATCATGGCTGAAGAAGCTGAAGAAGAGCTAGACGAAGCTGCTGACGAAGAACTTGACGAAGGCGCTGACGAAGAGTTAGACGAAGCCATGGGCGGTGACGCCAGTGACGACCTAATCGACGACGTGGAAATGGAAGAAGAATCTGACATGAACATGGAAGCCGAAGGCGACGAAGAAATGGACATGTCCATGGACGATGGCGAAGAAGAATTTAGCATGGGTGCCGAAGAAGGTGGCAGCGAACCTGCTTCCAAAGACGACATCATGAATTTAGAAGACAAATTGGACCAACTAATGGCCGAATTTGAAGACCTCATGGGTGGAGACGACATGGGCGATGGCGACGGTTTTGGTCCTGATGAAGGCGGCGACGCCATTGAAATGGATGACACTGACGAAATGGAACCAGGCATGATGGAAGCTGTGAATTTAAAAGCAGCCCCAAAGCCAGTTACCAGTGAAGAAGGCGGCGTAAACAAAAAGTCTACCTATGCAGCCAACAGCGGACAAGCAGGCATGGCCAGCCGTCCAGTACACACTGGTGCCAACGAAGGTGGACATCATGACACATCTGCTTACAGCAACAACACCAAAGACTTGATTGGCAAAGTTGGTAACACACCTGCACAAGGCACACAAAAGCCTTCAGCAGCACCAAAGCCTAAAATGGGCGCCGGCAGCGAAGGTCAAAACAACAAGAGCCCACTTCCCGGCGGACGTAAGGGCTAATTAGATGTCATCTAGATACCTAAGAGAAGATTTAACTTTTAGCCAGGCAAACATTCAGGTCTTGGAAGAGTCTGATATGTCTGGTAAGAAGCATCTCTACCTCAAAGGCATTTGCATCGAAGGCGACAAGCGCAATGCAAATGAACGTATCTATCCCCGACATGAAATTATCAAGGCAGTAGAAACCATCAACGAACAGATCCACAGCGGTAACTCCGTGTTAGGTGAAGTGGACCATCCAGATGATCTAAAAATCAATTTAGATCGTGTGTGCCACACAGTTGAAGGCATGTGGATGGACGGACATGCTGGTTGCGGTAAGTTGAAGATATTGCCAACTCCCATGGGAGAATTGATTAAAACGCTGATCACGTCAGGTGTAAAACTTGGTGTCAGCAGTCGTGGCAGCGGTAACGTGGACGACAGAACAGGACATGTAAGTGACTTTGAAATTGTCACTATAGATGTGGTTGCACAACCCAGCGCACCCAATGCTTATCCAACAGCAATTTATGAAGGCCTTATGAACATGAAGCACGGTCATAAGCTGATGGAAATGGCACGGGAATCTGGCGAAAGCGACAAAGTACAGAGATACCTAAAGAATGAAGTTAAAAGACTCATTCAGGATCTCAAAATCTAAGGAGAACCAGGCATGTTTGATGCAATTAAACCCTTGCTTGATAGTGGCCTAATTAACGAAGACGTTAGTCAAGAACTCAACGAAGCTTGGGAATCAAAACTAAACGAAGCCCGTGAACAGGTACGCAGTGAACTCAGAGAAGAGTTTGCGCAACGCTATGAGCATGACAAGACAGTAATGGTAGAAGCCCTAGACAAGATGGTAACAGAAGGTTTGGCCGCAGAAATTGCGCAAGTGGCTGCTGAGAAGCAAGCACTTACGGAAGATCGCGTCAAGTTCCAACACAAGATGAAAGAATCAGCACAGAAGTTTAACGGCTTCTTGGTTTCTAAACTTGCAGAAGAAATTGGCGAATTGCGCAAAGACCGCAAAATGCACACTGAAGGAGTTGCAAAACTCGAAAACTTTGTGGTGCAAGCATTGGCACGTGAAATTACAGAATTCGCCAAAGACAAACGCGATGTCGTAGAGACAAAAGTGCGTCTGGTACGTGAAGCACGTGGCAAACTTGAACAGTTGAAGAGCCGTTTCGTAAAAGAATCTGCTCAGAAGATGAGTCAAGCTGTTAGTCGTCATCTAAAGGCTGAGTTGAATCAGTTACAAGAAGACATCAAAGTTGCTCGTGAGAACAATTTTGGTCGCAGAATCTTCGAAGCGTATGCAGCAGAGTTCGGTGCTACCCATCTCAATGAGAAGGCAGAAGTCCGTAAACTGTATGACATTATTGCTGAGAAAGATCAGAAATTGCGTAAAGCAATCGACATCACCCGTACTGCAAAGACCGTGGTGGAGTCAAAAGAACGTGAACTGCGTATGATCCGTGAATCTAATGAGCGCGAAAGCACCCTGGATGAATTGCTACGTCCCTTAAACAAGGAAAAGCAAGAAGTTATGCGTAATTTACTCGAAAGTGTTCAAACACCCCGTTTGAAAAATGCTTTTGAAAAGTATCTACCAGCAGTGTTGGAAGATAGATCTGTAAAAGCCCGTAAAGTAATTGCAG